CGTATCAGAGTCGGTCACGAAAAGACAAGGGTCATCTGATGAAAAAACAGACAAAATATACAATTCTCCACAAGGGTAATATACTTTATAGAAACTTGACGGAGGAAGAATATTTTGATATTATGGAGGACCTTTCGATAGAGTATTATCAGAAAGGTTCTCCAAGACCTCAAGATCTTGAAACAAAAATGTTTGAAATTTAAGGAGTATTATGGCAGTTCGTTCAAAGGTTGGTGTAGTCAAAGACGGTTTTATGCCGGGTAAGCCGAAAAAGTCTCGTCAAGGAGACGGTAAGAATACGAAATATGCGGCAACGTCGCGTAACTCGGCTCGTAAGAGATATCGGGGACAGGGACGATAATACATAGTATAGTTTTGTAAAGTCACATGGCATGTTTGATTGCTAATCTTCCTTCAATGGAAGTATGGGTTAGAAAAGAATATCTAACAGATCATCAAAGTGGACATGGTGAATTTGTCAAGGGCGTCTGGGTTTCGGTTAAATCGATTCCTGGACGTGCTTTTTATTTTGAGACATATTTACCAGAGTATGCGGCAATGTATGATAAGTTGCCCATCAGTGCCTTTGTATCGGACCCTGAGACCCCTTCACCGGACATGAGTCTACCAAACCTACAGTTTTGGAATTGCATGGACTATGGGGTCGTATCGGTAGATAAGAAATTCATTGGTTCTATGGACTTTGAGTGTTATACAAGGGATCATGGTATTGTAAAAGGCACATATGTTTGCACAATTGACAATTATCACCATGATCCGGACTATGTTGACTGGGCAACGAGTGAAAATCCTGCCGAACACAAGTCACATAACCTCATTGAACTTGAAAATGGGCAGTATGCACTGTATCCAAACAATAGATTACGCATTTTTGACAATAGTTTGACACCCGTTGACCCTAAAATGCCCGATTTTAAGGTTTCGACGCAATATTACCAGGTTGAAAATGGAAATGAACGACTTGGAATGGGTCGTGAGGACGAATATTTCTGGAAAACTGCAAAAGAACGTGAATTATGCGAAAATTGCGGTCAAAATCCATGTGATCCCCGTTGCATTAATGCCGAATAAGCAAAAATAAATAAAAAACAGGGATAGTAACCCCTAAAAAAGTTCTGTTTTTCCAAAACAGGAGCAAAATGGCAAATTCACCCGTCGATAGAGACGTAAGTTACATGAAGGAAGTGTGGGGAACAACAAGTTTAACGTCAGATTACTGGTCATTGCCAAAACAAACGAATGATCCCGAAGGAATGGTGCTTCAAGAGGTCATGCATGATCGACCAAAACGTCATAATTTGAAAAAACAGGCAGAATTGCATCAAAATATTCGTAATGACGAAGATTATGATGATTGGGAGTATGGAACCGAACCAATTTATGGATAGGGGTATAAATAAAATTAAGAAAACTCTTTAACAATGGCAATTCAGAGGATATCACGGGCATTTAAGGACATTAGTTTGTCTTTTGAGCCCCATCCTGTGACAAAAGATCTTCCTATTTTAAAAAATGAGAACGCAATTCGTCGTTCTGTGAGAAATATTGTGGAAACTATCCCAACAGAGAGATTTTTTAACTCTTTGTTGGGTTCTGACGTAAGAAGAACTCTATTTGAATTTGTAGATTTTGGTACAGCATCTGTAATTCAAGATCAAGTTCAAATAGCAATTGAAAACTTTGAAGAAAGAGTAGAAAATTTGGTTGTTGAAGTAGATCCAATACCAGATGAGAACACTTTCAATATCACGGTTGTATTTGATATTGTTGGTCAAGAGTTTCCGACACAAGAATATTCATTCCTCTTAGAGGCAACAAGATAAAATGCCTTTTACAAAGTATACAAATCTAGATTTTGATCAGATAAAGACTTCTATCAAAGATTATCTCCGTGCGAATTCTACATTCACGGATTTTGACTTTGAGGGGTCTAACTTTTCTGTCTTGATCGACACGTTAGCATATAATACTTACATAACAGCATTTAACTCAAATATGGTTGTGAATGAATCCTTTTTGGATTCTGCCACATTAAGAGAAAATGTTGTTTCTTTAGCAGGTAATATTGGATATGTACCACGTTCCAGAACAGCATCATCAGCACAGATATCGTTCGACGTAACAACCTCCGTAAACACCCCTACGTTGACCCTTAAAGCAGGTATAGTGTGTACTGGTAGTGCTAATGACTCTACATATACTTTTGCCATTCCTGAGGACGTTTCAGCAAACGTTGTGAACGGAACTGCATCTTTCAATAATATTAATGTATTTCAAGGAATATTTTTAACCAAACAATTTTTACACGATGGATCTTTAGATCAAAGGTTTATTTTAAATAATTCTTTTATTGATACATCTACAATTAAAGTTTATATCAGCACATCATCAAATACTAGAGGTCTTGAATATACTCTTTCGGAAAATATTTTTAATGTTAATAAAGACTCAAGAATCTTCTTCATTAATGAAGTTCAGGATGAAAAGTATGAATTAAGATTTGGTGATGGAATTATTGGCAAAAAATTGGGTGAAGACGGTGATGGAGATTATATTACCGTAGATTATATTGTAACAGACGGAAGAGATGGTAATGGTGCATCTTCTTTTACGTTCTCTGGAACATTAGAAGCTGCTGATACTTCAAAAACCATTATTGACCCAGGAACTGTTACGATCACAACCAATCAGTCATCAATTAACGGTGGTGAGATCGAACCAATTGACTCTGTTAAGTATTATGCCCCAAGACTGTATTCATCGCAGTACAGAGCAGTTACAGCAAGAGATTACGAAGCAATTATTAAAAAGATATATCCCAACACTGAGTCGGTTTCTGTGATCGGTGGTGAGCAATTAAGTCCTCCACAGTTTGGAACTGTTCAAATCAGCATCAAACCAAAAAATGGCAGTTTTGTTTCTGACTTTAATAAAGAACAAATCTTATCGAAGTTGAAGCAATATTCAGTATCTGGAATTAATCAGAAAATAACAGATCTCAAAATTCTTTATGTTGAGTTAGATAGTTCTGTTTATTTTGATTATTCGCAGGTATCAAGTTTAGATGAATTAAAAACTTCAGTTACTGATTCTCTTCAAAAATATTCAGAATCCTTAGATTTGAACAAATTTGGTGGAAGGTTTAGATATAGTAAAACTCAACAAGTTATTGATAATACCAGCACTGCAATCACATCAAATATAACAAAAGTCATTATTCGTCGAGATCTAAGAGCAGATTTAAATATTCCTGTTCAATATGAAATATGTTTTGGAAATAAGTTTAATGTAAAACCTCAAGGAAGAAATATAAAATCCACTGGATTTAAACTTTCTGGAGAAAGTTCTACGGTATATCTGACAGATACACCAGATAGTGACCTAAAAAAAGGAACTATTTCTGTATTTAAAATTAATGAAAACGGAAATGCCATTAATGTTTTTAAAGAAGTGGGAACAATTGATTATGAAAAAGGTGAAATTATTTTTGGTCCATTAAATATTACAGAAACTTCAGTTTCCGGTGATGTTATTGAAATTCAAGCATTTCCAGAATCTAATGATGTTGTTGGATTGAGAGATTTATACATCTCTTTGAACATTCCTAAAAGTACGATAAATATGGTGAGGGATGTAATTGCATCTGGTGATGAAATATCTGGAACCAGATTCGTTAATGATTTCTATACATCAAGTTATTCAAACGGAAGTCTAATAAGAAAGTAGTATGATACAAACTGGAATTGAATCTAGAGTAAAGATTCAGGATATAGTTTCCAATCAATTGCCAGAATTCATTTTGGACGAAAGTCCAAAAGCAGTAGATTTTTTAAAGCAATATTATATTTCACAAGAATATCAGGGTGGTCCTGTTGATATTAGTGACAATTTAGATCAATATTTAAGGGTAGATAATTTAGTACCAGAAGTTATTGTTGATAGTACAACATTAAGTAATAGTATAACTTCTACTGATACAATAATTGAAGTTTCTAGCACAAAAGGTTTTCCAAATCAATATGGATTACTTAAGGTAGATGATGAAATTATTACTTATACTGGTATAACAACTAATAGTTTTACTGGTTGTGTTCGTGGATTTAGTGGAATTAGTGAATATGATCAAAGTTCAATTAATAATGATTTAATATTTTCTACTTCAACTGCTGCAGAGCACCAAGATAACGCATCTGTTCAAAATTTAAGTTCATTATTTTTAAAAGAGTTTTATAGAAAATTAAAATCAACTTTTACACCAGGATTAGAAAATGTTTCTTTTGCAAAAGAAATTGATGCCGGTAATTTTATAAAAAGAGCAAAAGATTTTTATGCATCTAAAGGAACTGATGAAGCAATAAAAATTCTTTTTAAAGTTATTTTTGGTGAATCTCCATCTATTGTAAATTTAGAAGAATACTTAGTCAAACCATCTTCTGCAAGTTATATTAGAAGAGAAGTTGCAATTGTAGAGGTGATATCGGGAGAACCTTTAAACATTGTTGGAGAAACTCTCATAAAATCTAGTGATGAAAATACAACAGCTGCTATTTCTGCAGTAGAGCCATTCACAAGAAAAGGTAGAACTTTTTATAAACTTGAATTTTTCGTTAACAATAATGGATTTCCTTCTGTAGAGGGTAATTTTACAATTACTCCAAATACAAAATTAATTGAAAGTGCATCAGTAGGAGATAATGTTTTAACAGTAGATTCTACTTTAAGTTTTCCAGAATCAGGAACTTTGATTTCTGGAACAAATACAATTTCTTATACAGGAAAAAGTATTAATCAATTTTTTGGATGCACTGGAATTACTGCCAATATAACTACAGCATCAAATATTAGATCTAGTGATAGTTATTTCTCATATGAAAATGGTGATGTAAATAAAAAAGTTGAAGTAATAATTTTAGGAGTAATTACCGATTTAAAGGAAGATAGTGAAAATTTCAAGGTAAGTGAAGGTGATATAATTTCTATTAAAAATCTTGGAGATAAAATAAAGAATACCAATTCTAATTGGAAAGAAATTTTTGCAAATTCTCTAATATACAATACAAGTACAAGACACGAAGTAATCGATAATAATACTAATAAATTAGCATCTGTAATTGATCGGTCAAGTTTAAAACCAGGAGATGAAGTTGAAATATTGAGTAGGGGAACTGAAAATGTAGTTACTACTTCATCCCCAACTTTCATTGAAAGTGTTGATACTGCTCAAAATACTCTAACTTTACAAAATCTCCCTACAGGATTTACAACATCTACTCAACTTCATGATGTAAGAAGAAAATTAAACAAAACACAATCCTCTGGATCTGGATTTGAATCTGATACACTATTATCTGATGTTCTCAATCTTTACGTTGATAGAGATGAATATGCATATGTGGCGTCCAATTCATTACCATCAAGAGTAAGAAATTTTACAGTAAATAACTATCGTTTTGATATTCAGGAGAATGTTAAATCTGTAGAAATAAACAGTACTGCAGGTTTAGATGATCTTGTAGATGATGTTTATAATTCATTTGTATCCACAAACATACCTTTCATAACTGGAGATTTAGTCTATTATTCATCTCAAGAAGAACCTTTAGTTGGATTAACCACAGGGACATATTTTGTTCAGAAAGTATCAAATGACAAATTTAAATTATATGGATCTCAATCATTAATAGGAACTGAAAATAATATAACATTTGCTATAGCATCTGGTATATCTGGTATAGGAACTCATAATTTTGTTTTAAACTCACAAAAAGGTTCTGAACTTGGAATACAAAAACTTTTAAGAAAATTTCCACTAGAAAAAAATATTAAAACTGGTTCAGGTCAACTTACATCTCCTGGAAACACAGGAATGCTAATCAATGGAGTAGAAATTCATAATTATAAATCTAGTGATGCAGTATATTATGGTCCAATTAAAGATGTGGATATTTTATCTGGTGGAGATGGATATGATGTAATTAATCCACCAATTATTGAAGTTTCTGATGATAATGG